GAGCAGCCGGTGGTTTCACCGCGTCTTGATGTCAGGCGCTGGGTCACGATCCGCACCGGCCATCAACATCGCGGAATCACCTATGACGGTCGCACGCGATATGAGGCAACTGCCGAAGAGATCGAACTTCTCACCCTCTACAACGCCTTGGTCGATTCCTGATGGCCAGACGCAGCTCGACCTTTGTTCGTGCCTACCACGAGGATGTCGTGCGCCGCCTGCGCACGCATTTGGAGGGATTCAGCGAGGAACAGCTGCAGCGCGCCGCCATGCGCGCTCGTGTTTCCTTGGTCCGAAAGGTACAACCCACGGCGAAGCGCAACATTCGTTCGCGCTATGGCGTCCGCGCCAGCGCGCTGAACGACAAGTTCAAGACCGTCGAAGGCCGTAGCCGCGGCGGCGATCCCTACCTCGGGATTTGGGCGTCCTCCAGGAAGATCAATCTGATCGAGTTCAATGGTCGGTGGCGCGGACGCCGAAGCCAGGGGGCGACTGCGGCCATTCGCGTAGGCGAGGTGAAAACCTACGTATCAGCCTTCATCGGAACCGTGCAGGGCGTACGTGGCATCCGCGTGCGCAGCTTCGAGAAGGGCGCTTCCGGCAAACGCGTGGGGCGCGGCCCGCTGCGGATGCTTCGCGGACCTTCGCCGCTTGAGATGTTGCTGGGTGACGACATGACGAATGGTGCTGCTGTGAGCGGCGAGCTCCTCACGATCTATCAAGCCGAGATCGAGCGCCAGCTGAAGCTGGTGCGGAGGAAACTGTAATGGCGGTCAATCGCTACGAAGAAGCCATCCGGCTGTTCGTCGAGACTTCAGGCGACAAGGAACTCGGCGACCTGGTCGCGCAGTTGGTGAAGCTGGGCGCCGGCGCCGACACCAGCGCCGGGAAGGCCCAGGCTTTGGTCGCCGAGCTAGACAAGCTTGCGACCACCAGCAAGAACATCAAGCAGTTCACGACGCTCAAAGCGTCGATCGCCGAGACCGGCGAAGCTCTTGATGCCGCCAAGATCAAGCTGGCCGGTCTGGGCAGCGAGTTCGATCGCGCCGACAAGCCGACCAAGGCGCTGGAGAAGTCGCTTGCTCGGGCTTCGAAAGAGGTCGAAACACTGTCGAAGCAGCAGAATCGCCAACAGGCTGAACTAACCCGCACGACCAATGCGCTACGCACCGCCGGTGTCGACACCAACAAGCTCGGAGACGCCTACACCAAGCTGCAGGGCGAGTTCGCCGGCTTCACGAGCCGCGCCGGCACCGCTGCCACGGCGATGCAGACCACGGCCAAGTCCGGCAAGGCCGCGGCCGCCAGCGTTACGCAGCTCGATCACGCCGCGTCGTCCAGTTCCAAGTCGCTCGCTGCGATCGCCACTCGTCTGACCCTGATTTCCGGCGCGGCCACCGCGGCCGTGCAGGGCCTGGCAGCGATCACCGGCGCGACCCTGTTCACCGGCGCCATCAGATCGGCCAGCACGCTGGAAGAGGCGCTGTCGCAGGTACAAGCGGTTTCGGGCGCAACCGCTGAGGAAATGGAAAAGCTGAAAGAGGCGGCGGAGCGCGGCGGCGCTGCAACGTCGTTCAGCAGTCTGGAGGCAGCGCAAGGCCTGGGCGAACTGGCCCGTGCGACCGGCAGCGCCCAAGCCGCGATCGCCGCGCTGCCGGCGACGCTGAACCTGGCGCAGGCCGCCGGGATCGGTGTCGCAGAAGCGGCGCAGTTCATCACCACCACCTTGACGCAGTTCGGCCTGGGCGCTGAGCAAGCGTCGCGGGTATCCGATGTCCTAGCCAAAGCCGCGAATACCACCACGGCCGACGTGCAGGGGCTGGGCAACGCCCTAAGCTACGCCGCGCCTCTGGCCAAGCAACTTGGCCTAGACACCGAGCAGACGGTCGCAATCATTGGTGCGCTTGCGGACCAGGGCTTCCGTGGCGAACGCGCCGGTACCGCGCTGCGCAACGTCTTCACCGAGATGCAGGATCCGGCCAGCGCGTTCTCCAAAGCCTTGCGGGACTTGGGTATCGAGTCGACGGATTTCAATACCGTGATCGAACAGCTGGCAGCCAATGGCGCCAAGGGCCAGGAGGCGCTGCTCAAGCTGGATGCTGCCGCACGGCCCGCGATTCTGTCACTGGTCAATAGCGGCGGCAACGCGTTGCGCTCGTTGGATACGGACCTGCGCAACGCCAGCGGCGCCGCAGAAGAAACCGCTCGCGTCATGCGAGACAACCTGCCTGGCGCGGCCGAGGCTATCAAGGATACGTTCGACCGTACGCGACGCTCGCTGGTCGAGCCGTTGCTTGAGCCATTGCGGGACGAACTGTTTGCACTCTCCAATGAACTGGAAGCCTTCGCTCAGTCGCCGGAGTTCGAAGAAATCAAGGTCGCCTTGCGCGATCTGTTCATTGACGGTGCAGCAGCGGCGAAGGAACTGCTTCAGAACGTCGACTTCCAACAACTTGCGCAGGACATCAAGACATTCGTTGGCGATGCCAACACTACGATCACCGACTTCAAAGAGAATCTGTCGACGGTCGTTTTGGCGGTCGAACTCATCGGCAACAGCTTCCAACTGATCTTCAATATCGTGCAGGCAGCAGTGCTTGGGTTAGCCGCACTGATCGCTAAACTCGTCAGCGCGATGGCCGAGCTCACCAGTGCGGTCCAGGCGCCGGCGCGAAATCTGCTGGAATTCGTCGGGATCCTCGACGAGGGGCAGGGGTCTCTGTCCGAATTCGCCGGCGGCATGAATGCTGTGGCGGAGGAGTTCCGGGCGAGGTTCGCAAAAAACGCACTCGAAGCCGGCGACGCCGCTTTGGCGTTGGCGAACGCCGGCAAAGAGGCCGGCGACAAAGCCGCGGCCGGAATAGAAAAGGTGGCTACGGCAAGCAAGCACGCCGCCGATGCGTCCAAGGATCTTGCCGAAGCCGCGGAGACGGCCGACCAGGCGCTGCAGCAACAAGCTGTGGGCGCCGCCGCCGCGGCTTCGGCAACCGACAAAGCCGCAGCCAAGGCTGCAGCAAATGCCGACCGGCTCAAGAAAGCGTTCGCGGATCTGAAGCTGACGTCGCAGAGCGATCTGAAGGACGCCGCGGAATCGGCCAAGCGTAATTTCGACATCATCAATGAGGCTTTCAGCAGCGGCGATGCCAGCATCGAGGATCAGCGGCGGGCCTTCGCTGCGTACGCGCAAGCCTTACGCGCGTCAGTGGCCGACAGTGACGCCTCGGTCAAGCAGCGTGTTGAAGGCGAGCTCATGGTCCGGGAATCCATCCTGGGCGTCTCCAGCGAGCTTAAGGACATGGGCGCGACCGGGCGCCGAGCAGGCAATGAAGTCGCTCGAGGTGCCGACGAAGCGGCCGGATCACTCAGTAGCGTCGCAGCAGCTGCAGGCGCTGCGGCGGGCAGCACCGCTGACTTGGCTCAAAGCGCTAGCGCTGCGACCCAGTTCATGGGCACGGCCAGCAAACAGGGGCAGCAGTTCGGGTTGACGCTGTTCTCAATTTCAAAAGCCGCAGGCGACGCTTATCGCAGCATCAGCCCGCTGTCGCCCTTCTTCATCGACGAAGTCAACAGCGTCACGCGCGAAATTCGCCGCCAAGGCGAGGCTGCTGTCGCGGCCGCCCAACAGTTGGAGAAACTGAACGCCCAATACGACGACACAGCCGGTATCAAGGCCGAACTGGCAAAGCGCTTTGACTTCCTGGGTGAGGCCGAGATTTCGCGCCTGGCGCAGGCGTACAAAGCGACCGCAGACAATCAGAAGCGCGCTGCCGACGAAGCCCGCCGCAACCGTCAAGAAACCGAAGCGCAGGCCAATGCTGCGCGCTCCGCAGCGCAGGCGCAGCGTCAACAAGACGCCGCGACGCCCACTGAAGATCCGCCGCTAGTCATCGAGCTGCGGGCTCCAAAAGAGCCTGAGGGCGGTCGGCAATACTCGGCGCAGGAAGAGGCGGAACTGGATCGCTTGGCTGCCCGCATCGCGCCGCGGCTGCTTCAGCGAATTGAGCGCAACCGCAATATCAGCATCCGCAGGAAAACTCGATGAGCGATTACATCCTCGACGGCATCGAGCTTCCCGATGATATGTGGTGGTCGGACGAGTTCACTGCTTGGAAGGTCGGGCAGAACGTCCGGGCGTCCCTGACGGGTGCCAACATCGTGCAAGAGGGCGCCTTGCAGGCGGGCCGGCCGATCACGCTGGAAACCCAGCAGATGGGCAACGCGTGGATATCGCCGGTGACGCTGGACGTGCTGCGGGCGCTGCAAACGAGCGAGCAGGTGGCGGGCGCATCGCCCTTCGTGCTCACGCTTCCAAACCACAACTCCGGCACGCGGACCTTCGACGTGATCTGGCGCCGCACCAACGGTCCGGCAATCGAGGCGCGGCCGATCAGCTTCGCCATTCCCCAACTGGACGGCGACTTCTACGCCGTCACGCTCCGCCTCATGACGGTGTAACCAATGACCATTTCCGCCCTCGATATCAAGCTACGCAAGTCCCAGCGCCTGACCGACAATCCGGATGGCGGCGGTCGCATGGTCCAGGCCGAGATCGTCGACGGACAGATGAACAATCTGTTTCCGGATATCGGTGATGAAGAGCGCACGACCGGCCGCAGCACGCTTCGCAAGATGTTCGTTCACGTCGATACGGCCGACACCGAAGTGCTGAAGGATGCGATCGGCGTGATCGTGGATCCGCCGGTCGACAGTCACATGCACATGTCCATGTTCTCCACGGGTAGCTACAGCGACGTGCGAGAACAGGCCAAGAACCGCGTCGAGAGCTACATTACCAAGGGAGTCGAATCGCGTTTCATTCTGCTGGGCGATCATTTCATTGGCCAGCAGGCGCTGAGCCTGTATTGCATGAAGGACGCGCCGACGCCGGAGATCAACGATACATTCTGCCTGGCCACTAACCGAGTCGGTTACACACCGAACGAACAATACATGCGGGTGCGCAGCATCCTGTCGCGTACGACGCAGACGTTTTACGACGAACAGGGCGCGTTCGAACGCGACGTCGTAATCGTCGAAACGGTGACCGCGCTCCTCTACGACTTCTTCGGCCAGGAAGCGGTACGGTTGACCTCGCTGAAGCCGCCGACTCGCGTCCATGAGACGAACGTGATCGATGCTGCCAGCTATTTCACAGTCAAACGATTGACAGAGGCGGCCGAACCAGGCGATCTATCGGTCCAGGTCGATTCACCATACGTGCCGATCGTGCCGTCGACTCTTGCCGAAACGCCGGTCGTGGACGTCCTGGCCGGCATGGGCGTCGTCAGCTATGTGCGCGCCGGCGACGTCGATGCGCTGACGCTGAATTACAACAGCGTTTTTGCCGCTGGCGTGGCAGTCACGCGCTTCCTGGGCAGCTCGCTGGAGCGCGGATCCGTCAAAGTCACCGCCGGCGCCGTGGCGCTGACGGACGACGGCAGCGGCAATCTGGTGGTGGTCGGGTTATCGCCGTGGTCAGGAACGATCGACTACGGCGCCGGCAGCGTCGCGATCTCTAACGAGAACGGCATCAGCTCCACGGCGATCAGCGTGCTGGCCACGCCGGCCGGGCCGATTGTCGACCAGGGCTACACGCAGCGGATCGATATCACCGCGGGTAACCAAGGCTACAACTACATCTTCCAGTTGAAGCCGTTACCCAGTCCCGGTACGGTAACGGTGGACTATCGAGCCCTCGGCAAGTGGATCCGTCTCACGGATAACGGCACCGGCCAGCTCGTGGGTCGGCCTGGCCAAGGCAGCGGTACCGTCAATTACGCCACCGGAAGCGTCGTGTTGACCACTGGCGCGCTTCCCGATGTCGACAGCGCGGTGCTATGCAACTTCGGTACCGGCATCGTTACCGAGCGCCGAAATGGCGACCCTGACATCGAGCTGCCGTATTTGAACTTCCTGCTGCCGGACGAAGACATTACGCCCGGCACCTTGGAAATCACCTGGACTGTCGCGGCGGCGCCAGTGGTAGCCACTGACGACGGTGGCGGCGTGCTCAAGATCGGCGTGACGCCTGTGGGCACCATCGTGTATGCAACGGGCGAAGTTGGCATTCGACCGACCACGCTCCCAGATGCCGGCACGCTGATCAGCAGCGAATACGAATGGGCGGCGAAGAGCACAGAGAGCTTCAATCCGACGCCTGACGGTGGCGGCATTGTCGATTTCACCTTGACCGATGTGCCAGCACGTCCGGGCTCGCTGCAGCTGACTTGGCAAGTCAGCCTTCAGTCGAGCGACGTGGGCACGGCACCGGTGTCGGTGATTCTCCGTGCTAAGGACGACGGCGCTGGCGATCTGTTCATCACGTCCGGCGCGGCGATCACAGGTTCGGTCGGCACGATCAATTACACCAGCGGCGCCGTCAGCCTGAAGGCTGGCCAACATGGCCAAGCAGTGTTTTCGCCGACGTTCCAGCTCGTCGCCGGTGCCTACGGTCTGGTCGATGGCGATGTCGAAACCAAGACGCTGGTGTTTGCCAATGCTGGGCTTATCACCGCCGCTTACCAGGAGGCGAGCGCCGTCGACACAGCAGGTGAGGCGGAGATTGAATTACCGCCGGTCGCGATCGATCTGACGCCTGGCATCATCACCCCGGCCGTGCCCGGCAGCATTCGGTTCACGTTCCGTGGTCGAACTTACGTCGATCGCAATGGCTCGTTGTACTACGGGATCGATCCGCTGAACGGCGCTGGCACCTACGCAGGCAGCATCGACTACGCGACGGGAAAAGCAGTGTTGGCTCTCTGGCAAGCCGGCGGAACCAACGACGTCACCGTCCATGCGTTGCTGACGCGCATGTTTGATCCTGGCATCGCGGAGTTGAGCTTCCGCACGCCGGGCGCTCCATTGCGTCCTGGCTCCTTCACGTTGCGCGCTACCACGCTGGAAGGCGAGCAGGTCACGGGCACCGCTGACATCAGCGGGAACCTGACCGGAGATCTCATGAAGGGTCTCGTCGATTGGGAAACCGGCCTGGTCAAGGTGCGCTTCGGCGAGATGGTGCCGGCCGCGGGCAACGAAGGCGAGGATTGGTACGACCCGGACACCGTGGTCGGCGCCGACGTTTGGATGCCGCACCTGATGATCGCGAGCAGCGTGTTCCTGGGCACGGTGGTGTATCGGTCCATTCCGCTTTCACCGATCGTGGTCGGCCTGGATCCGGTGCGTCTGCCGAGCGACGGCCGCGTGCCGGGCTTCAAAGCCGGCCAGACCGTGCTGATACACCACTCGGCCAGTACCGAAGTCGCGTCACCTACCGCCGGCGACCTGGTCAACCTGGGCCGCGAGCGCATCGCGCAGATCGAAGTGCGAGACAGCTTGGGCGAGCCGATCGAAAGCATCTGGTACACGGCGGATCTGGATGCCGGCGAATTGACTTTCAGCGACCCGCTCAATCTTGCCGCTTATACGCTGCCGGTGATCATCCGCAACCGCATCGACGACCGCCGACTGGTCGCCGCAGTGCAGATCACCGGCGAGATCGAACTCAACAGTGGACTGTCGCACGACTTTCCGGCCGACGAGACGATGATCAGCACCGCATTGCGGCTGGGCGAAGCGAACGGTTCACTGGATCTGCAGGCGCGGGTGCAGGGGCTATTCGACCAGAACACGTGGACGAACATCTGGTCCGATGCCTTGAGCGGTAGCGCGGCGCCGGCGACGTACAACGAGACCGACTTTCCGCTGATCGTCGATAACGGCAACGCGATCACTGAACGGTGGGCCTTGGTCTTCACTAACTCGTCCACGTTCAACGTGATGGGCGAGACCGTCGGCACGATCACCACGGGCAGCATCAGCGCCGATTGCGCGCCGACCAATCCGCGCACCGGCGAGTCATATTTCACGATCGACAAAGACGGCTGGGGTATCGGATGGGCCACCGGCAATGTCGTCCGCTTCAACACGATCGGCGGACTCGCGCCGGTGTGGATGATCCGCACGACACTGCCGGGTACGCCTGAGACCGTGGTCGATTCCTTCCGCTTTCAAGTCATTGGCAACAGCGCCGGAGAAACGCCATGAGCCTTACCGCTTCTATTTACTCCAGCACCGATGCTGGTGCGCCAGCCCTGTCCGGCACCGCAGGTTCGCTCACGGCCTTGCTGGACGCGATTCTCGTCGACGGTTACGGATCCGGCCCCGGCTTGAAATCGGGGCTTGGGTGGACGAAGCCGTATAGCGGCACCAACAAGCGTGTCTATCGAAACAACCCCACCACCGGTACGGGGTACCACGTGCGGGTCGACGACAGCGCGGCGATCGGAAATGCCAGACACGCCTTGGTGCGCGCCTACGAGACGATGAGCGATGTCGATACGGGAACCGGCCCTACGCCAACCGTTGCCCAGCTAGCGAATGGAATTATTTATCCCAAGTCGACTCTGTTAAGCAGCACCGCGCGTCCGTGGTGGGTGATCGGCAATGAGCGTTCGGTGTACCTGTTTATCGATATCAACGCTCTCGGTATGGATTTTGCCCAGCCATTCTTTCTCGGCGACTACGTCTCTCTCCGCCCAGGCGACGTTCACAACTTCATGCTGTCACAAGCCCCGCTCGCCACATGGAGTGGATCAAGCAGCGACACGGTGACGTACATGTTGAACGTAGCCGGCGCCGGATTTGGTACGGCGCCTGTATCCAGTGGTGCCATGGGATACACCGGCCGGAACTACGCGCAAGCACCAGGTCCGGTTCTGCTGAATGGCTCCGGTACTCCGGCACTTACGACATCGAATATTTCTCACGGGTCATCCGGGGCTATCTATCCATTCGCAGTGAACAATGGATTGCTTTACGACCATGCCTATTTGAACGAGTTCGTAAACGGTCCGCGCGGTTATCTGCCGGGCTTGTATTCGCCGCTACACAACAGGCCGTTTACCGACCAGTACCAGTTCACCGATATCGTAGGTCAGCCCGCCGGCACCACGTTTGTTGCGAAGAACTTCCGGTCGCGCGTGTCGACGGGCGGCTTCGGCCAGTCGGATGGCCAGGTGCTGTTCGATACTTTCAACAACTGGTGACGGCCCGTGCTTAACGCCATCCTGATATCCCTCGTGCGGACTGCTCATTGGAGCGAGATCCCGCCGTGGGGTTTGTATGAATTCAAAACGACCAGCTTCCAGGCCCGCAGTTTCATTTATCGTGGCTTCGGTTATTTCGCAGGCGAAGCGCCGGCCACGTCCGATCCCGAAGACCCTGATGGGCGCGCTAAGAAGGTCAATGTGCCGAGCGTCGTCCGTATCGGCATCTTCGAACGTGGCAGCATGATCTGCGTGGCCGACACGGTCAGCAAGCCTGATGGCACGTGGCGAGTCGAGTATTTGAACCCCGATATTTTCTACACGGTGATCGGCTTCGATGATGCCGGCCTGGTTAATGCTGCGATCCAAGACTGGGTCCAGCCGGCCGCGATGGTTTGATGCGTGCCTGCACCCTCCGGAAATTACGTTGGCTTGAACCTGGGTCCGCTCGCCACCGCGGGTGGTGGCTACGTCGGGCTCAATCTTGGCGTCGAGTGGGACGACGAGGTCATCGAGCCGCCGGAGCCAGTGATTCGTGGCCTTCGTGCTACCGCAGGCTTCCCTTGGGGTTCATCGCCGCGCCTGCGCAATTCTGTTGTTGCAGTTTGGGGGCGTGCTCCACTGCTGCGCCGGCAGACCCGTCTCGGATGGGGGCGCGCTGCGCCGCTGCAACGCGCACTGGATCTGGCATGGGGAACGTCGCCTCTACACAAGCGCACGGTGGCGCTGCCTTGGGGCAACCTACCTTTGCAGCGCATGACACGCACGCTGCCATGGGCGAGCCTGCCAACGGCAAAGCGCGATGTGCGGATGCCATGGCGGGCACGGCTGGCCAGGAAACAAGCCGCGACGACGATGCCTTGGCACCATCCAGGCCATGCGCGCGTCGACGGCCGGATGACCTGGCGCGGCGAAATACCGACCACACGCGCCGACAAGTTATTCCGATGGCGGTACCCGGGCCTTGCCAAGCGCACTTGGCGACTGCCGTGGGGCTATGCCCGTTTGCTGCCGTGGATCGTGCGGCCGCCGGAAGAACCCGAACCGCCGGTCGATCCAGAATCGCCATTCCCGGCCGGCAATGTCGTCGGCCTCAACCTCAGTTGTCCGACCACCACCGTGCCCGGTGTGGTGCCACTCAATCTCGGCGTGTACGCGTGTTACGCGGTGCGCCCGCGCCAGAGGACTTACATCGTGCTCAATTCCATTGCTGTCGTCCGGCTTCCTGATCGTACCCCGATCGAGGTCGACTCCATCGGTATCGCCGGCGGCGCCGATTCATGGGGTTGGTCGTTCGATCTGAATCTGTGCAAGCCGTCAGATCTTGCGCTGCTCAAACCGAACGTAAGCGGACCGCGAGAGATCGAGGTCACGCTCAACGGTTACATCTGGACGGCTGTGGTCGAAAGCTATGGCAGCCGCAAAGAATTTGCTGCAGCAGGAGTGTCGGTCAGTGGGCGATCGCGCACAGCCGCGCTGGCATCACCCTATGCACCGTTGCGCTCCAAGGTGACGACTGAGGAGCGATTGGCGGCGCAGCTGGTCGACGAAGAGCTCGCCGATACAGGCTTCACCGCGACTTACGACACCGTCGACTGGGTAGTGCCGCCTGGTGCCTGGTACTACGACAGCACGTCGCCGCTGGATGCGATCAATCGCATCGCCGAGGCTAGCGGCGCTGTTGTGCAGTCGGATCCGGAGGACAAGGTATTGCGGATCCGGCCTCGCTACCCGGTCAGCCCGTGGCTATGGCCGGAAACCGCGCCGGATGCATCCATCGTCGATGACATCGTGCTCGGTCTCAGCATGCAGGTACGCAGCCAGCCGAATTATGACGCGGTCGTGGTGACCGGAGAGATCCAGGGCAAGGGCGTCACCGTTCGCGTCAAACGCGATGGCGAAGCCGGGAACCTGTACGCGCCGCAGGTGAGCAGTCAACTCATCAACACGGCGCCGGTTGGCACGGAGCGCGGGCGCAACATCCTGAGCGATCGCGGCGAGCAAGCCAGCTTCGATCTCGTACTGCCACTATTCGCGGCCCCGGTTATGCCGGGTCAAACCGGCCGCGTGATGCCGCTCGACCTGGTCGAGGTTGTCGAGGGCGAGGAGATCTGGCACGGGCTCTGCACGAACGTTCGGCTCGAGGCCCGCATCGAAGGTACCGGCGGGAGCTGGGTGATCGAACAAACCGTCACGATCGAGAGGCATTACAGCGATGCGGACTGACTTGTGGGATCAATTCCTTTCACTCAGCGGTGCTGCGGCGAGGATTCTCGTCACGGTTACGTCGCTCAACGCTGACGGCACCAGCAGCATGACGACGGCCGAGGGCGCCGCCATGCGGGCGATCGGAAAGCTGGACAAAACTCTTCCATACAACGCATGGGTTCAAGACGGTCGCGTCGTCGACGAAGCACCGAACCTGCCCATCGTCGAGGTCACCGTTTGAAATGAAAGACAGGGCGACCGCCGACGTGCGTCAACACGCCGGCGGCCGCCAGATCCACGTGTGTGAGCACGTGTCCCCAGCCCAAGGCCCTGCCACCTCCGCGGAGGCCGGCCGAGAATATCAGGACACGCAATGCCCAATCCCATCATTCCCTGGCCAGGCGGCAAACGACGCCTGCTCAAACACCTGTATCCTCACTTCCCGAAACACGAGTGTTACGTCGAAGCTTTCGCCGGCGGCGCGGCCGCGCTATTGCTGCGGCCGCAACCCGCGCCGGTCGAGGTGCTGAACGACATCAACGGTGACCTGGTCCGACTCTACCGTTGTGTGCGCGTCCATCTGGACGAGTTCGTCCGGCAGTTTCGCTGGAGCCTGGTCTCCCGTGAAATGTACGAGTGGGAAAAGATGGCCAGGCCCGAGACATTGACCGACATCCAGCGGGCGGCGCGGTTCTACTACCTGCAGAAGCTTGCATTCGGCGGCAAGGTGCACGGTCAGAATTTCGGGTACGTGGCCAGCGGCGCAGGCCCGCGCCTGAATCTGTTGCGCATCGAAGAAGAGCTCAGCGCCGTACACCTCCGCTTGGCCAGCGTCATCATCGAAAACGGGCCTTGGCACGAAGTGCTCGAACGCTACGATCGCGAAGCTACGCTCCACTACCTGGACCCGCCTTACTGGGAAACCGAAGGCTACGGGGTCGACTTCCCGTTCAGTGAATACGTGCGCATGGCCGACTTGATGCGGTCAGCGAAGGGACGGGTGGTGCTTTCGATCAACGACCATCCCGAGATTCGTCGCGTGTTCGCAGGATTCACGATCGTGCCAGTGCAGATTCGGTACACGATTGCGCGCGATCGAGGTGACGTCGCTGCCGACGAGCTCATCATCAAAAACTGGGACGATCGCCAGGCCCAGCTGCTTTGAGCGCATGCTTTAGAAAGCTTCGTAGATGCCGACGACCTTGCCGTCCTGGATGGTGAAAGTCACCTGCTTCCTTTCCATGTGGTACTCCCAACGCTCGCCGAGCTTGGCGCCGAAACGGTTCTCGATCGGCTCGATGCGAGACGGTTCGCCGCCTTTGTTTCGCAAGTTGGCCACGCTATCGCCCACTGCAACAACGCCAGTTGGGAACGAATAGAGATCGCCGGCGATCGCGGCACTCATGGCTAAGGCCAGGCAGAGGATCACGAGGGTGCGCATGCATCTATCCTTGAGGCGGGTGCCGGGAAAGTGTAGCGCGCCAGCGGGTCCTGGGGTGGAAGTTGACCTTAGCCACTGGCGCAGACCATTCAAGCGGGATCGTCGTATTCGGGATCAGTCGGCGGATCGTAATCGGGTTGCTTCCAGCGGAGCCAGCGGCGGTGCTTGACCCGCGCTCGGCATGGGGTCCCATCCACCCAGAGCATTTTTTGGCCGCGGGTCCCGACACCTTCGTAAGTGAGGCGTTTTCTGGTGCTGGTCCAGTAGGCCCGCAGCCTGGCGTCGACCAGTTGGCCAGGCTCGCCCCAATCATCGGGTACACGTTCCTCCTCAAAGTCCACGATCGCATGCGTCTCCGGACGGCCGCCCTGGTAGCTGGCGTAGCCGTCGGAAAGGATCACGTCGTAGCGGGCGTCGCAGGCGGGCATGGGCCGGGGAGGGTAACGCCAGCCAGTCTCAAACCCTGGTAGACACAAGCGGCAGTCGGCGTATCGTTAGATGGCCGCACTTCGCGGCATGTCTAGGAGGCCTTCTGTGACCGACAACCCTAAGAAAACCGGCGAGCCCGATCGCAGCCTAGTGTCGCTGTCACAGGACTACGAGGTCGCCTACTGGACTAAGCGTTTCGGCGTGACGGAGGCCAAGCTGAAGAAAGCCGTCGCCGCGGTCGGCAATTCGGTGGCCAAGATCGAGGCCTGGCTCAAGTCCAACTAACGGCTCCGTAATAGGGCGCCTGCGACCTCATAAGATAGCGGGTTCCACGGATGCCTCTCCGTAAAAGTCGGCCAGCTAACTGTTTGAAATATAGGATGTGCGCTTGGGACTCTTAATCAATAGGTCCAAGGTTCGAATCCTTGACGGCCCACCAATCAGAACAAAGACTTAGGGCGCCTTAGGGTGCCCTTTTTCTTTGCCTCCGTAAAAATGCTCCGTAAAATTAAGTTGCATCGGATGGTTTCACGCGCGGAACGCTGAGGTCATAGACCTTCATCATCTGCTCGGTCAGGCCGGCGGCGTCCTGCTTCTCGGCGCCGGTGCCGGCGGTGTCGGTGATGCCCTTACGCTTGAGGTCGTGCAGGCTGAAGCGCTGGGCTTCGGTGATCACTTCCTCGTCAATGGCCAGGTGGATCAATCGCTGCCAGGCGCTGTCCAGGCCGGACTTCGATAGCGGCTCGCCGTCTTCGGAGATGAACACCACGCGGTTCTCCGCGTGTAACTGGTCCGGCTGGCGGCGGCGCTTGATGACGCCGGCGCGATAGGCCAGCGCGGCGTCCCACGCCGCCTGCAGGCGCGGATGCCATTGGACCAGGTTGTTGCGACTGCCCTTGCGGCGATCGGTGCGCAGGCCTTCAGAGTCGCCCTGTGCTTCGACGAGCGTGTTGGTCTCGATCCCGCGCAGGCGGCACAGGTAGCCGATCTCGGCCACCATCCACAGGTATGGGGGTACTGAGCCTTTGGAGTGGGCCGTACGGGCGCCCCGTTCGCGCGCCAGGCCGATCACTGCGTCGTACACCGCCGGCGGTGGCAGGCGCCGCCGCTTGCGTTCCTTGGCCTGCTCAATGCCCTTGGCTGGGTTGTGTTTGATGCCCAGGTGTGGGCCGGCCCATTTGAACGTACGGCGCAGGTAGCGCAGCACATGGTTCGCCTTCGACGGGTGGCCTTGCTTGACGATCTTCTCGTGGATCCGCTGGACATGCGGCTGGCCAACACGCACTACGGCGATCGTGCCGAACTTGATACCGATCGAGGTTGGGAAATCTTCGACGATCTTGCGGCAGACCTTGTAGTCGCGCTTGGTGGCTGCGGAGAATTCCTTGAAGCGAGTGCTGTCGTGGAACTTGGCCAGCATCCAGGCGATCGTGCCGTGCTCGGGGCCACCGTCGGCTTCTTCGACGTACTGGTGTAGCTCCGACAACCTGGCGCTGGGCCCGGCGATGGTCTCGCGGCTCGGCTTGCCTTCCTTGTCGACGAACATATACCAGCGGCCGCGGCCCGACGGATCCCAATAAACGCCCGCCGGCAGTGCGGCCTGGTCGATGTGAGCAGGGATCGAGGGATTGAATTTGCGAGAGCGGCCGCGTGGTGCCATGGCTCAGATTAGCTCCGGCGGGTACTCGCCGCCATCTTCGTTCGCCGCCGGCAGGCCGAGGGCGCGATGCAACGCGGCCAGGGTGGTCCACACGCCGCCCCGGCAACCTTTGACCGGGATGCCATTGGACTCGTCCCAGCGCTCGACGTCGGCGCGGCGGTCGTAACCGCTGATCCTTTGTAGGTCGCTGAACTCGAGCACCGGGCCAATCACTGGGCCGCCTTCGCCGCCTTCTTGGCCTGGCGAATCCGCCGGCGCTGCTCGTTCCGCGCGAAGTGCAGCGCGGACTGTTCCAACTTCGTGCTGAAGGCGAGCTCGGTGATCACCTGGCCTAATTTCACATCGTCCAGATTGCGGATGGCTTCCCGAATCAGATCTGGCTTCTTGGCAGGAGCGCCCGCGATCTTCATGAGCTTCTCGCCGACGGTGACGGCCCAGTTGCCGCACCATCGATTGCGGCCAGCAATAGCGCAACGGATGACCGGAACCGTTTGCGATCGCCGGCCGGGACAGCCTTGAGGGCGGCGCGGAAGTCGCTTTGCTGATAATCCAGTACTCGCTCGATCTCCGCTGCTACGCGAACAACGAAGCGGCTGGTGCTGGCCTTGATGTCACGTGCTCTCCGCTGGATCGGCGTCCCGGTGGCTTCTGCGGCCAAGCGCTTGGCATGCTGGGTACGTGCGCCAACCGGGTAACGCAACAGAGCGCGATAAATGTTTTTCTGCTTATCGGCAGGCAGCGTGGCCAGAACGATCGCTTCGGCAAAGCGCAGGCGCTTGTCATCAGCGACGTCAGGATGTAGAAGAAGCTGTAGGTCGCCGGAGAGCTGCTGCAACTGCAGGTATTGATAAACCCAAGCTTCGGACTTGCCGATCGATTCGACGAGCTCCTTCACTGCTTGGCCGCGAGACATTCCGGCTTCGACCGCCGCCTCCACTTGGTACTGCACGGCCGCCGAGATTTCCAAATGCGTGTGCCCTTCACGCATGAAGTTGCTGGCCAGCGACAGCAAGTGTTGGTCGGCATGACGCGCCAGTTCGCGTTCTTCTATGTCGACGCGAATAGTCGTGATGGTCGCCAACTTGCATGCGCGCCAACGACGCTCGCCGTCGATGATCTCGTAGCGAGGTTTGGCGCCGGCGCCGCGCATGCGTACGGTAATGGGCTGGCGTTGCCCTACTTTTTTAATCGATGTGGCCAGCGTCTTGAGGGCCTGCTCGCTGAAGTGCGAGCGTGGCTGCTTTGGGTCAGGCCGGACATCGGTGACCGCTATGCGCGCGATGGTCATTTCTTGGCTGCCTTCTTCGGCGCCGGCTTTGCCGCCTTTTTGGCCGGCTTCTTTCGGTTCCCGCCTGGCCGCAGTGCCTTCGCTGGTTTTTTCGCGGGCTTGGCGGACTTCATTGGCTTGAACTTAGAAGGCGCCGCCTTCTTATCCGTAGATTTGGGCTGCACATTGGTCGGCTTCGTAGGCGATGCCGAGGCTGCCTTGTACTGCGAGCCGCGGAGTGGCTTCGGCAGCCAGCCCGTGCCGGCTAGTTTCTTTCCGGTCTCGGCGATCGCCCCATCTTTTTTGAGTACGAGGATGGCATCTCCCTCGACCTTCCCGGAGACTTCGGTAACGGCAGTGGCGAGCACGGCTTTGGGCACGAGCGTGAGGAAGGATTCCGGCGTGGGCTGCCACCACTTCGTCATGTCGACGCCGAACTGGTCGGCCATGGCTGCGTTGCGGTCGCCATAGCCGTCGTACGTCAGCGCGATGGCCAGCGCCAGCAATTCCAGGCGCTTGGCCTCCGTCAGCTTACCGATCCAAGCGAATATCTCAGAGGCCTTGCCGGGCAGACCGGACTTCTTCCAGCCATCGAGTCGCGCACCGAGCGCTTTGCGCGCCGGTGATTTGCCGACGTCACCGAACTTACTGTCGATTAGGCTTCGCGCTTCGTCGTGGCGGTTTGTCGGACGCAAATGCAACGCCGATTCCGCCACGCTGTTGGTCATCACATCGCCGACCAGCTGCGCGATGAGCAGCAACATGGCTTGGCTTGGATCTGCGGCGATGTGCTCACGGATAGCGGCGGCCCGGTGCATTTCCAGACGGTTCACCATGTCCTGGCTGAGGGTTGCTTTCTTCGGTTTGTCACCGTCCTTCTTGGCGTTGGTGTCTTTGCCGGCGCGCTGACCAGGCCGAAGACGACCGCGTTCGATCTTCAAGCCGTGGTACTGATCGATGTAGATCAACACGCCTGTCTTAGCTTTGACGTTGTCGGGCCAGATCTCCGTGCTGTCACGCAGCTGCTGGCGTTTCTCGTACAGCGCATCCTGCTCGGCGCCTAACACGCCTTCGTCATCGTCGCTATCGTCGCGATCCATTTCCTGGCGGATTGCCTTGAGCCTGGCATCGATCGCGTCGACGCGAGCCTGCTCGGCATCCGTCAGCGATCGGCGCTTTGGCTGATTGCCGCTATGCCCGTATTTGGACTGCTCGGAATAGTCGAGGACCAGGTGCGAATCCACCCAGGACCAGCCTGCCTGTCGTTCGACTTCGGCAGTCGCCTCGAGCTTGTCGAGTGCGAGCTTGTCCAGTAGCGCGGCATCGCCGAAGTAGACATCATCGGAGAACATGTCACGCCGCACCGGTCCGCCGGCGGCTTGGTATGTGTCGGCGCCGACGAACTTCACCAACGGATTCTCTGGCCCGATTTCCTTCTGGGTGATGCGCTTACGGATCTCGCCGGCGCGGCGTGCCCAATCATCCTTCACGCCAAACCACGCCTTGTTCTGCGCCTTGCGATCGTCGGTCAGCGCCAGCGCCTGCAGCTGATCGAGCTTCATGCCGCCGTCCCGGAAAATCTTCAGCAGGGGCGGATCGACATTAGCCAGCTTCAAGCTGCGCGAAACAACGATCTCGGCCACGCCGAAATGTGCGGCGACCTCGGCGCGTGACTTGTTGGCATCGGCCATCGCCTTGAACGCATCGAACTCGTCGGCCACCGAGAGGCGCGTACGGATGAGGTTTTCCGCGGCACTGGCTTCCACGGCATCGCCGTTGGACACGACGCGACAGTCCACCAACAAGTCCGGCGCAACCTGCTTGCGCTCGGCAAGCAGCTGCAGGCCAGCCAGGCGTGTGCCGCCGGCGATGACCTCGAAGGAACCGTCTCCCGCGGAAGATGGCTCAACGGTGAGATTCTGCAAAAGCCGGTGGGCTTGCAGCGATGCGGCCATTGCTTCGACCGCTTCGGGGTCTCGCTGCCTGCGTGTATTACGCGGGGAGAGGCTCAGCTTCGAAAGCGGGACCTGGATGATGGCGGTTTGATCGTTCATGGTTTCCTCGTCAGTGATGGGTGGAGCGATGAGCGGCATCGATCCAGGGAAAGCGCGTCCGCAGCGATTGCTGCAGGCGGTAGCTGTTGGCGTGGCGAAAATGGCCTTCGTAGCTGGCCAGGACGGACTGCAGGCACCGGCGCTGGTCAGCCGTGGCGCGGACACGGCCGTGGTGGACGTGCTCGCCTTCCCAGCTGGCCAGCGCAGCGTTGAAGTGGGCGACCACGCGCCGGCGGACCAGCGTGTGGCTGGGGCGCACCACATAGCCCAGAAAGTCAATGCCATCACCCAGCCGGTGCAGACGGATGTCTGGCTTCAGCGATAGGCGCAGGCGATCGCGCAGGAAACTGACGATCTGATCCTGCCAGCGCAGCAGCTGCGCCCGGTCGTGGTGGACCAGCACGAAGTCGTCGACGTAGCGCAGGTACCGCTTGGCGCGCAGCGTGTGCTTGGCGAACTGATCGAGTGCGTCCAGGTACACGTTTGCGAAGAATTGCGAGGACAGGTTGCCGATCGGCAGACCGCAGCCGGGGGCCGCGTTGGCCAGGCGCTTGTGCGGCGGCACCTGGGCCAACTCGTCAGGCGTGGCGCGCACGTCGGCGCCGTTGCGCAGCGGATCGTGGCGCAGCAGTGCATGGGTCACGCGCTGTGCGTGCGGATCCAGCTGGTGGCGCAGCATGCGCGCCTTGAGCATCGCCCACAATGTCGGCCGGTGGATGCTGTTGAAGAAGTTGTGGATGTCCAACTGCAGGTACCAGCCGTCTGGCTGCCCGCTGTTGATCTGTCGCACGAACTGCTGAAGGCGCCTTACCGCGGCGTGGCTACCCTTGCCAACGCGGTTGGCATAGCTGTCGTGGATGAAGGTCGGCTCGTATAGCGCCTCCAGCTGCGGCACCAGCCAGTGGTGCACCACGCGATCGGCGAAGTCCGGCGCGTGGATCTCCCGCGCCTTAGGCCGGATCGCGATGAAGCAGGTCGAGCGGCGCGGCGCCCAGGTGCCGGCCTGGATCTGCGCCTGCAGCGTGAGCAGCCCAGAACTCCAGCGGCTGTCGAAGCGCAGCTGGTTGTGACTCGGCACCTTCTGCCGGCGGGCGCGCCGCCAGGCCTCGTACAGCGATCTCAGCGGCACGCCCGCTGCTGGTGCATCCTGACACTCACCGACCCGGCGAACCGCCAACGCGAAACCGTCGTTGTTGCGGTGGTTGTTGTTGACGTTGCCGTTGTTGAAATTGACGTTCCACGCGGACGCCGACGAACCGGCTACCGCCTCCCTGCGCACTTGCGACATAGCCGGCCAGCCAAACGGGTAGGAAGGCGTCGTCATGGGTTGGCCCCCGTGGAGGCGGCGCAGGTACTCAGTGTCTGGGCACGCTGTGCGACGGCGCTATGGCCTTGCACACTCTGGCCCTTGGGATGCTGATGGTGCTTACGCCAGCCGCCCGCCTGCTTACCCAGATCGGTAATCAGGCGGACCAGATGCTCGAACTGGCGGAAGCTTGCGGTGGCATTCAAGAGCTTGGCCACCTGCAGGCGACGCTGTAGCTTGTCGATGGCCCAGACCAACTGCTCCACCCATCGCCGCTGATGCACGCGATCGCGCCAGGCACGATCGGCGAGCTCGTAGACCGCCATCGCCTGGGTGCGAAGATCCGCTCCGATGTGATTGCGGTGATACGCAGCGAATCGACGCACTGCCTGCTCGATCTCTACGACCAGGCGCTCGGCTGCTTTGACGATGGGTGGTAGCTGGTAGGCCATGGCGATCAGCCGCGATAGCTGTCGGAGGGAGCGTCCTTCGACGGACCGCCGGTGCGTGCCGGACTCAGTTGCTCGGTCACGCCACCATCGACCACCTCCAACTGCTGGTGATCGATGTACTCGCCTTCGGGCAGCTTGCCATCGTTGATCGGCTGTTTTATGCAGTACTGCACGCAACCGTTGAGGTATTCGACACGCGCGGTCGCGATGCCGACGACACCGGTGACCACGTCACGCACCTTGTTTCCTAGCTGAATCATCTCGTTCTCCTGTGGTGAATCAAAAGGGCGAATTACTGACCGACCCGGCGAACCGCCAACGCGAAACCGTCGTAGTCGCGGTGGCCGCTGCCGACGTAGCCGCCGTTGAAATAGACGCCCCACGCGGACGCCGACGAACCGGCCACCGCCGTCGTCGTCCAGTACCAGTCGTCCTTGATGTCGCGGAAGTAGTCGGTGTTGATCGCCGGTGACCTGCGCGTGCGGTCTACCAGAAGCTGCAGCTGCTCGACCGTCGGCAAGGACCAGTCGTCGTAGCCCCCGACCGTGCAGGCCTTGGCCGCGGCCTCGCATTCCTTCTGCGGGACGTCCTCGGCGACGTTGGTGGCGGTGAACATCAGGCCGTGGTCGGGCAGCAGCACCGCGACGTGCTGCTCCGTCGAATCGTCCGGCAGCATTTCTCGATTGGCGGCGACCTTGATCAGTTTGAGGTTCGACATTTCGTTATCTCCTGTGGGAATCAAAGGGCTAATTACTGACCGACCCGGCGAACCGCCAACGCGAAACCGTCGTAGTCGCGGGGGGTGCCGCTGACGTAGCCGTAGCCGAAATGGACGAACCACGCGGACGCCGACGAACCGGCTACCGCAGTGCTGGTCCAGTGCCAACGGGGTTTCACTTTCGGGAAGAGACTGATGTCGATCGCCGGGTCATAGCGGGTGTCGTCGACCAAGCCGGCAAGTTCAGCGCGGGTCGCCAGGCGCCAGTCGTCGTAGCCGAGCAGGCGCAACATCTTGCACCGCTCGATGCAGTGTTCCTGGGCGATGCCATCGTCGGCATCGTCTTGGCCACCGAGCGATTCGACGGCCCACATCAAGCTAGTCGCATGGTCGATCGTCGCGACGTGGTCGGTGCGCGTATCCGTTCCGGAAACGCGCGATCCATCGGCCAAAAGCTTGGTGAATCCTGGGTGCTTGGTTTCGATGAAAGCGGGGATCTGCTCGCCATCGACTGGACCGACCATCAGGCCTTGTGCAGTGACGTCGATCCCAATGGTCTTGGGCTTGTAGGTCTCGACGTGGATGGTTTCCTCGTGGGATTTGCCATCAATATCGGTGCGGCGAGTGATGCGGACGCTGAAGTCGGACATGGTGTTCTCCTGGTGACGCGTGGGTTAGGGTGAGTTAGGCGGCTTTGTCGACAAGCGTGGTTGCGCACTCTTCGAATGCCATGCGCGGCGATGCCACAACACCGATCGCGCCGCGCGGCCAGGTCGGACAACCCAGCACGACGAAGTGATGGCCGACCTTGGGTTCGAGCTCGCCGACTTCGTTCTGCAGCATCGGCGTGTAAGTGATGGATACGCCGTTGTTCTTGTAGGCCGCGGCACACACCTCGACCGGCAGGTAGTAGCGGTCACCGGGCAACGGCAAGAGCCGCGGATTGCGTCCGAACGGCGCGACCACGTCAGCCCAGGACGACGGGCCGTATCGCACATCGCCGAGCGTCGAGAGCGTTCGGCGCACGGACTCGTAGGCTTCCAGGGCGTCACTGTCGGGCCGCACGCGCGAGATCAGGTCGTAGGCGTGCGCGGCGTTGCGGGTTTTCTGCTCGATGGCGCGGGTCAGTGTGTCGACCATCGATTGCGCGAGCTCGAGCTCGGTGCGATCGCGCTTCCACTCTTCGGCGCGGCGGCTGTACTCGGCCGCATTCACGGTGAGCCCGCTCGCGGCCTCGGCCTGTGCTACGGCGTCGAGGAAATCCGGGCCGCTGAACTGCTGGTAGTCGGACATCGTCTTCTCCTTCAGACACCGCGTTTGGCGCTGATTCGGTATTGGGTGGCGCGGCCTTTGCCGCGTTGTACTTGGTGCCGGTCGTGGTCGTGCTGCAGAGGTTGCGAAGACTCCCCGTCGCGTAACTTCTGGATGCGGCCGCCGCGCCGTAAGAAGGCGTCGATATCGGCGGCCAGCTTTCTGCTGGCGTGACGCTTCGGTGATTCGTGGTCGACAACCGTCGCCAGTGGCGCGCTGAAGTTCGTCGTCTGCGATCGGCTTGTGGCCTTGGCCGGAGTCAAGACAGTCGGCAAGGTCTTCTTGACCGCGGCCGGCGCGGGCTTGACTGGCACGGCTACCGCTTTCGGGCGCGCATGTTTCGCCGCCGCCGCCTTGAGTGCGTCGGTTCTGGATGCCTGCTTGCCGGGGCGGGCAGGCGTGGTGCCGATCCGCCAACGCACGCCGCCCTGACCGGCGCCTTCGCGGACCACGGATCCGCCGCGATGCAGCGTGCCGAGCGTGGCGCACATGAGCGTGATGCAGCCGCCGGGCTCAACTGCGTCCAGGATCTCGCGTGCCGTCTTGGATGACTGCTGCTGCTTCAGGTGCTCTCGGATGCGCGCCGCCCGACCTGTGCGTTTTGCGCCATTTAGCTGCGCGCTCATGCGTCACATCCCTTGCCGATGTCGCCAGGCTTGCCATCAGCAGTGAACACACGCCAGGGCACCCAGCCGCGCTGCGGGCAGTGAAAGCCCCAATCGCGGAGCGTCGGGCCGAACAGAAACAGCGTCCAGCACGGTGCGATGGGATCGCACTTGCTCACCAGCGGTGAGCCGTTGTCGACCACCTGGCGTAGCAACTCAATGCGGTGGACGTGATCCAGCGACATGAAGCGCAGCGTGCCGGCGTCGAATTGCCGCCACTTATGAATGCCGCCTTTGTCGATGGTGTGCTCGACGTATCCGCCGAACAGCATGAAGCTCACTGCCCATGATGGGTGGTCGTGCAAGGCCCGGTCATCGTCGTCGCGCAGGAATTGGTGCAGGTACAGGTTCGGCAGTAGTCGTGCGCACCTGACCACCAGACGCTGCCACCTGGTGCGCTGCATTTCCGGGACATGCTGGTACCACCCGCGCCATGGTGTGACGTACCAGCGATTGAGGTAGGCGCCCTCGGGATTGTCCGCGCCGACGATGAAGTCGGGCGGACGCTTAAACGCAATGCGCTCGATGAAGTAGCCGAACCAATTGGCGGCGGTGCGTGGGAATTTCATGCGCGCTCTCCCATCGCGAGCAACTCACGGTTGGTGAGCTCGGTCCGGTGCAGCGAGGCGGCCAGGGAGGACTTGAGCGAGAAGATCCGCAGGATGGATTTCACGACTGCTGCGCTACGGTGGCGCGGGCGAGGGCGAGGGCAGCATCTAATGCAGCGCATGCATTGCGCCCTGCTTCGCCAGCTTCGTCGCCTGACGTGATCCCACGAAAGTTCTCTGCCGCCTCGATCAACTCCGCGAAAGGTGCGCGCTCAGCTGCGATCGCAGAGCGCAACTGACCGATTAGACGCCCGGCAGCAGCGCGGTCCGGATACCCGATGCGAAATACGCCATGCAGCTCAACCTTGGATACGATCTCGTCAACCAACACACGGGCGCTCACGCCGCACCGTCCTTCGCCTGTTCGGCTTCGAGCAGCTGCGTGGCGATGGCGCGTCCTTCGTCCGTCAGGTCCGCGCGTGTCGTGCAGAGCGGCGCATCCAAGCGGACTAAGCCATCGCGCTCCAGGCTGTTGACGGTACGCTTGGTGAATACCGGGTCGGGTCTGGTGGCCGGGCAATAGAACCCGCCAGGCACGCGCGTCAGCGCGCCCGTTTCGTCGGCAAGCATGGCCAGGAGCGCTTGGCGCTGTTTCGGTGGAATGTCGTGTGCGTGTCGCATTAGAGCCTCGGCGGAAAAAACCCCAGCGAAGATCGCCGGGGGATCAGGGAAGATGTCGGGTCAGGAAGTGGTGAGTGGCTGCCGCGCCCGAAGTTGATCGGCGCGATTGCGCCCCTCACGGATGGCCTGCAGCGTGTGACCAGGTGCGCGTAGCGCCCATGCGATTGCGGCGCGGATATTGCTGTCATCGCATCCTAGCTTTTGCGCGTAGGCGCGCACGGCTACGGCGACATCGGCGCTGTTCGAACGCGTTGCAGCCGCCGGCGGTGAGGTGGGTGTGGAAATCATCGGCATGGTCTTCTCCTTCAGGCCGCGGCGAGGAGCGAGCGTTCGGCGGCGACGCGCAGTCCGTGTAGGGACGCGAGCGGGACCAGGTCAGCAGGCGGGCCTTGCCACAGCCATTCGGCGACGCGCTTGGAATAGACCGGGCGCGTGGCCACGCCACAGCAGGCGCATTCGATGTGGAACTGGCGAGCGGGTTTGCCGAACAGGCGGTGGTCGACCTGTACTCGGCCGCGTGCTTCAACCAGGTGTGCGGTTCGTCCGCAAGCGGCGTGTACCAGCGGCTTCGATGGCGTGACGGGATGCATGATCATTGCGGCCTGCTCCTGAGTTCGGAGCGGGCGGTGCGAGCGCGCCTGGTGGGCTCGAAGGTGGTGCCGGATCCGATGGGAAATGAAATGCCGGCATTGCTTGGCCAGTTGTTTACAGAAGGCGCGGTCGGAGCGCGCTCGTGCTTCGCGTTGCGTCGTTGAAGCCAGTCGATGCCCAGCCGCACGCCGACGATGGCGACGGTCGCTGCGATTAAGATGATCGCGAGCAACTGGGCGGCTGAGAAATGCATCTGCTCAAACATCGGCGCGCTCCCTTGAAGAGAAGGGCGCCGGCGCGTCGAGCTGGTCAGGGGTAGGCCAGCTGGATGACCGCCGGTCACCCGCCCCCGCGGAGGAGGCGAGCTAACATTAAGCCCGCTTAATTATTAATGTCAAGCGCGCTTAATATCACCGCAAGTCGGCTTGGCCTGGGGCGGCCCCAGCGGCAGCCTTGAGCGGTGGCCCGGACCGCCTGCCTTCGGGGCGGCCGCGCATCAGCGCGGCGCGACCGAGACGAGTAAAGAGGGTAGGGTGGGTTGCAGGCGGAAATACACGCCCATCGCGTGCAGGTGTCGCGTATTGCAAGCCGCAGGCGGGGCGCTGCGGCTTTTTAGATGCACTCAGCGAGCCGGCGGGGCTTCTGCGGAATCGCAACCGTTCTGAATGCAGTCCTCCAGATGTCTCATGCGATCGAGTAGTTCCTCGACATCAGCATCTGGCATTTGCGAAATGCTGGGAAAGCGCCGACTGTCCAGAAAGTGCTGCACTTCGTTTGGCCAGTTGTAACGCATGGCAATGCGATTGATCGTGCGAACAGCGATATCCCTGGGGCCTTGGTCGGCGGCTGGTCTGGTGTTGAAGTCGTAGGCTTCGTAGGCTCGCCAAGCATCTTCGTTAGCCGCGAGCGCGGACGCTGGCCGCGGAATTGCCTCGCTCATCAGTTGACGCAAGCGTGAGACTTTGTCGTGCATGTTGAAACCCCTGTGCGGTTATGCAACCGCTGCTTGGACGAAGCGCAGCACCTTCGCCCGTGGCATTCCCTCCTCAAGTAAGTCGTAAGCGAGCTTCGCCGCTTCGGCCTGCTTGTTGGGTGGCAATACGTGATCTCGCTTGGCGAGCTCTTCGGTTACCAGCTGGAGGGCGATGGTCAGGTGTTCGGATTGCACAGGGTGAGACGCGTAGAAGGATGCGTCCTGGGCCACGCGCCAGGCCGGCATTACGGCTTCATCGCCGAACAGCAGCGTTCGCGGATCCAGCCGCACTTCGTCAGCGATCCTGAATAGCTGAATCGCCTTAATGTGATCGGTCAGGACGTTGTCGTTTAGCCAGTTGTGGATGGTGGCCGGCGTAGTGCCGGCCGCCGACGCCAACTTGGGCGGGGTGAGGCCGGCGGCCAACATGGCCGCCTCCAGGCGGGTACCGAGCGTGGGCTGAGACATAAAGCCAGCTTAATCCGTGAGTTAGTAAAAGGGCTTGATGCGTGATACAGCGGGCTTGACCAAAACATTAAGACCACTTAATGTTCATCCGGCCATGAGCACCCCTCTAACGAAAGCCCAGATCAAGACCCGGCTTGGGATCAAGACCGGCGTCGACCTTGCCCTTTGGTTTGAAGTCACGCCGGCGGCGATCAGCCAGTGGCACGACGACCAACCGATTCCGGAAGCGCGGTGGCTGTACGCGCAGTTGAAGCGGCCCGACCTGTTCGATGCGGCTGCCAAGAGCGAGGCCGCCTAGATGACAGTAATCAGGCAATGCCGGCTGAAAGAACACAGCCAGCACGACGCCAATGCCTTTGTCGGCATCGTAGGCGCGCAGCGCGGTGTAGCGGATCTGTTGGGTAGCAAACATGCGATCCATTCTCCAGCGAACCACGGAGGCTCCGCATGAAGCGCGGGTCTCATTTTCTGCCGCCGCGTCAGACTATCGTCTATGGCTACACGCGCCGCATGCTCGATGAAACAGCTACAAACGCGAACTCTTTCGCGCTGGTGGTCGCAGAACGCTATTTGGAGTCGGTTGCACCGGACGTGCGCCAGGTGAAGTTGAAGCTCGGTGAAGGTGATGCCCTGGCGCGAGCGATGAAGGACAACGGCCAAGTGCTGCGCCGGTATATGGATGGCACCGTCAAGGTGCTCCCGGCCGATTTGGAGGACGCGTGGGTGACTGCGTTGCCAGAACCCTATCGATCTGACTGTGAACGCGACCTTGCGCGTCGCCGCGGACTGCTGTGCGTGCAGGTGGTCGATTCGACCGCCGATGCCGTCGTCAGCGTCGGGAAACTGACCAGCGATTTCAGCGAACTGCTGAATGCGATCGCGCCGGCGCTAGCCGATGGTCGTCTCGACGCAGCCGACGTCGTCCATGCGCGTCGGATCATCAACGAATCCGACGACATGATCAGCGGCGTGTTCGCCATACGCCGAGCGTTGCAGGAACTGGTCAGTCAATCGGAGAACGCCAGTGCCTGATGCTATGGATCGCATTCAAGAATTCAACGACGACCACGTGGCTGACTCGCTGAAACGTCATCAAGCCCAGCGGCCGCCGAGAAGTGGTCTGACACATTGCGAAACGCTGGATTGCCGCGAACCGATAGGCGTGGAGCGCACTGCACAAGGCGCTCGGTTGTGCGACGACTGCCAGGAAGAGCACGACAAGCGCAGCAGTCATTTCGCTGCGTGGGCGAGGCGTTGACGTATGCCGCTGCGTCGCCACTATGAGCGCCTTCCTTCTCGCCCGGGCAATGCCGCTTCACTGCGGGGCATGGCGGAAGCACAGCGAGCGCTGTATTCAACGGAGAGTTGCGTAGTGACCGGCGACGAGCAGTTGGCCGAGCGTGAGCAGTTGCATCGCGATGCCGACGCGCAACTGCGTCGTCAAGGCGAACTGCGTCTAAGATCGAAGGGCAGGGCATGAGTTCACCTGGCCGCATCGACACTCAGGCATTGCTCAAGGCAACTGACCTCGCCAGCCTGGTGGGTCGCTATGTCGATTTGAAAGGCAACGGCAAGGAACTCCAAGGCCTGTGCCCATTCCACAGAGAGCGCACGCCCAGCTTCACCGTCAGTCCGGCAAAGGGGTTCGTGCATTGCTTCGGATGTGGCGCGCACCACAACGCCATCGGCTTTCTGATGGCGCTGACGGGGTCCTCGTTTCGAGAAGCCTGCGAGCAGTTAGGCCACCGCGACTTCATGCCGGCAACGGTAGTGCAGAAGCCGGAGGGCGAGCGGCCGCGCGAAGGGATATGGATCCCGAGTTTGCCCGTACCCGATGACGTGCCTGACCTTGTGCGCGATGGCGGCCGCACCGTGCCGATCTGGAATCCCAAGCGCGGCAAGTACGCGACCTTCCGGCCATCGCGTGTGGATGCCTACCGTGATGCCGCCGGCAGGCTGCTCGGTTACGTGCTGCGAATTGAGTTCCCCGACAAGAAGATCACGCCCACGGTGACCTGGTGCATTGGGCCCGATGGTGCGCAGCAATGGTGTATTCGACCCTTCCCGATGCGGCGGCCGCTGTGCGGCCTGGATGATCTGGCCTCGAAGCCTGACGCACCCGTGCTTGTCGTGGAAGGCGAGAAGTGCCGTGCTGCCGCCGCGGCCGCGCTGCCGATGTATGCCGTGGCCGCTTGGCCAGGCGGCAGCAAGGGCATCGCCTATTGCGACTGGCGGCCATTGGCAGGGCGCGACGTGGTGTTGTGGCCTGATGCTGACACGCCTGGCACGCAAGCCATGCTGGGCTGGGCCAGGCACAACGGATTCTACGAGAACGGCGTCGCGCAGCAAGCGCACGCCGTAGGCGCGAAGTCGATTCGCATGATCGATACCAGTTCCAAGAGCGACGGTTGGGATATCGCCGATGCGCTCGGACAGGACGGTTGGACACCGAAACAGTTAGCAGTGTGGGCATCGCAACGCGTCGTTGGCGTGACCGTGCAGGCAGGGCAGGAATGTCGATGACCGCACGCGATAACGTGGTAGTGCCCTTCGCAGAGCAGAAGAATCGGCGCGGTGGTGGAGATGGCCCAGGGGGCGGCGATCGTGATGAGTCAGATTGGAAGCAGCTTCTGACCTATACGAAAGACGGCAACACGCAGGCCACGCTGCATAACCTGACCACGATCCTTGAGAACGACGTCGGCCTCGAAGGGCTGATCGGCCTGGACGAATTCGCCAATCGTGTGACGCTGCACCGCGACCCACCATGGACGGGCGGCAGTCGCGATGAATTCACCGAATTGGATGGCGCCGAACTGGCGGCATGGCTAGGGCACCCAGCCGGCTACAAGATGGTAGTGAAGTCGTCGATGGTGTTGGAAGCAGTCGAAACCGTCGCGCGGCGCCACAAGTTCCATCCGGTCAAGGATTACCTAAACGGCCTGAAATGGGATGGCATTGCGCGCATCGACCGCTTGTTCATCGACCACTGCAGCACGATGGATGACGCTTACCACAAACGGGTGGCTGCGATCTTCATGCTATCCGCCGCGGCACGCATCCTACGGCCAGGCTGCAAGGTCGACACCATGCTCGTGCTCGAAGGCGAGCAGGGCCTGGGCAAGACGCGTGTGACTCAGGCGTTGTTCGGTGGTGACCGGTGGTACATGGACGCGCAGCGCAGCCCGGCCGAGAAGGACTTCTATCAGGACATCGTGGGCAAGTGGGGCGTGGAGATCGGCGAGATGACGTCCTTCTCCAAGGCCGAGGCCAACAAGGTCAAGCAAACCCTATCTGCCACCTCCGACACCTATCGTCCCAGCTATGGGCGGTACAGCCGCACCTTCCCGCGCCAGTGCGTGTTCGTGGGCACGACCAACGAACACGAGTGGCAGCGCGACCACACGGGCGGCCGGCGTT